GAATTTAGTTACACCAACAGTTATTACAGGAGGATAGGACAATGGCGAGAAGTGTATGCTCAATGGTTATCGTTGGGAATGTCGGAGAGAACCCACAACCGATTGGTGATAACGGAAGCAGGTTTTCAGTTGCTACCACCCAACGGGAAAAGGAGAGGGCGACCAATGAATGGATAGAAAAAACGAATTGGTTCTCAGTTACGGCTTGGGGAAAATTGTCATCTGAGGTCGTTATGAAGTATTTGAAGAAGGGCGATAAGGTTTTTTGTCAGGGCGATTTTTCTGTTTTTGAAAGCGATGCAGGTAAAACCTACTTGAATTTGAACTGTAAAGACTTCCAAATATTGACGGCTAAATCTGACAGGTTGCCAACAGTAGAGGAAGTAGCTGATAAATTTGACGGTGAAATTTTGAAGGGTGGAGAGGACGATGACGACCTCCCATTTTAATTCGTAGTGGTTATTTGTAGAGGGGGGTGAGCTTTTTAGCTTTCCTCCCCTTTTTTGTGCCTATACCTTGACAAAGTTATGCGGTGATTTTATAGTGGAACATAACGATATGTATCAAGAAGCGTCTCCTACTTACGCTGAATGGACATATATTCTACAACAAGGAGAGAAAATGGCACGTAAATCCCTACCTGTAACGTGTGATCCCGAAGGTCGTTTGCAACGGGTTCCACTGAAAGAGTTACAGCAGTTTCAAGGCGCATTAAAGACACTGTATAAACCTGCGTATGAAAAGCTAAAGTCCTCTTTTCAAGAGTTTGGATTCGCTTTTCCTATGTTTATTTGGCATGGTCATAATAAGATTTTAGACGGACACCAAAGGCTTCACGTCCTAACCAAAGAGGGTTGGGATGTAAAAGGTGGCGTTCCTGTCGTTGCGGTGACGGGCGAAACTGAAGCGGAAGTTGCCAAGAAAATACTTATTATAAGTTCTCAGTATGGCAAAATTAACGAGCAGGGGTTATATGAGTTTACGGAAAATTTTTCAATTCCGCTCACGGAATTCAAGTTGCCCGAACTGTCGGATATTGACATGGATCGGTTCATGGCATCTTTCTATGAAGATTTTGATTTGCCTGAAGATGGTGATATTGGCGGTTATATGGATGACGAGGATCTTGGACCTGCGGAGGCGCAAGCAATATCGCAAGTAATATTATATTTCAAGCAAGCGGAATACAGTGAGATAATCAACAAAATGGAAGAGCTTATAGAAAATACAGACGACGAATTGATAGACGACCCTTCTTCACTGTTAATTTCGCTCGTAAGGAAGGCGCATGAAGCAAATTGACGTTGCTAAACGCAACTACCCTGTTGATAAAGCTAACAAGCAATACGCAAGGGAAGATGACGTTGATGAAATAATAAAGCCACCATTTCATTTAACTGCAGACGGTAGACGCATTGCTTCCGCTGTTATAATGGATTCACCAACCCTTGACGTAGTGGAGAAGACAATAAGAAAAGTTGAGTATCATACGGCTACAAGATTGTCGGGGTTTGATTCTACTTCTCGAATATTTGGCTACAAGCCACGCGACCCTGTTCGTAACCCTTTTTGCTCTGCAACTAAACTTGCGGAAAAGGAACCATCAACATTTCGTGCCGTTTGTGGTTTGGCTACCGATATAGAGCGTGACTACAAAAAATTATTCCCTGCACAATACAAGGATCACACAGAGAAGGTCTCTGAGGTGTCTAAAGAATACCGTATGGGGGAAACCGTGTTCACTTCGGGTATAATTAATAAAGACAATCAACTACCTTACCATTACGATGTCGGGAACTTTAATGACGTTGTTTCGTGTATGGTTTCTTTTACGTCGGGGGTAGACGGTGGAAATCTTTTGATGCCCGAATATAACGTAGGCATAGAAACCACTAACAGGTCGCTGATTATATTTAACGGGCAAGGAGTCTTGCATGGTGTGTCTCCTTTTGATATATCAAGCAAAGGGTATCGTTATACACTTGTTTACTATTCACTTAAGAAAATGTGGGAATGCCTTACTCCTGACGAAGAGTTAAAACGGGTTCGGGCGTATAGAAGAGAACAGCTACTAAAACGAGCCAACGATCCTGATTATAAAAAGACCAACGAAGGGCGCGACAGGCTTGGACGGAATAGAGTTATGATGCGCTCTCGTAAGCGAAAAAAAAAGAATTAATCGGTATACCTATAAGGTAAAGAGATGACAGAACAATTAATTGACAAAAAAAAGAGGGGTAGGCCTAAAGGCTCTACTACCGTCGTAATAGACGCTGAACAGGTGCGGAAGTTAGCGCGAATGCAATGCACTTATGATGAAATTGCTGACGTTCTCGGTATAGCTCGCTCCACGTTTCAGTTGAAACTGCAAGAACCTGCGGTCAGGCAAGCGTATGATTCGGGACGTTCTCAAGGTAAGATGGCGTTACGAACGAAAATGTTTGAACGGGCCATAGACCAAAGCGACAGACTTGCGATCTTTTTAGCAAAAAACTACTTGGGTATGAGTGAAGTAGTTAAGGTTAATGAAGATGACGGTTCTACGGTTGCGTCTACGTTTTATGAAGCTATGGCAGAGATGGATGAAACGGTAGGACAGGATGAGTAGCTTATTACCTAAAAGGTGGTTCCCGTTATCTCCAATTAAAGAGCAATTACAGGCGTATAACGGTAAGCATAGATTTAATACATTGCCTTGCGGTAGGCGTTCGGGTAAAACAGAGATAATCGGTAAGCGTAGATTAATTCGTAGGGCTATGAAAGGAAGTAAATATCCTAACCCTAAGTTTTTTGCAGGTGCGCCAACAAGGGATCAAGCAAAGAGGATTTATTGGGCAGACCTTAAAGAGATGATACATCCTGATTGGAGAAAGGGAGAGCCAAGCGAGGGTGAGTTGGTTATCCGATTAAGAAACGGTTCGGATATACACGTTATAGGATTAGATAGACCTGAGCGTATAGAGGGTGTCGGTTGGGATGGAGGGGTGTTGGATGAATACGCAAATATGAAACCACAGGTATGGGAGAGCCATATTCGCCCTGCGTTATCTGACAAATTGGGATGGTGTGATTTTATTGGGGTTCCTGAAGGGAGGAATCACTATTACGAATTACACTTGAGGGCGATGGCCGAGATGGAAGAAAAGGGAGAGGACTCTGAATGGGGTGCTTACAGTTGGACTTCAAGTCTCGTATTACCCAAAGAAGAAGTAGAAGCGGCTAAGAGTTCGATGGATCCGTTGACGTTCGCTCAAGAGTACGAAGCGTCCTTCGTGAACTTCGCAGGTCAGGCTTATTACACTTATTCACAAGACAACGTAGAGAGCGTCCAATACGACGCAACTCAACCACTTATTTTCTGTTTCGACTTTAACGTGAGTCCTTCCGTAGCAGTTATTTGCCAAGAGCTTGAATTTGAAGATGGGACAGAAGGGACAGCGGTAATCGGAGAGGTCTATATTCCACGCAACGGAAATACTGTAGCTGTTTGCAGTAAGCTGATAGAGGATTATGGGGATCATGAGAACGTGGTAATGTGTTATGGGGACGCAACGGGCGCATCAAGTGGGACAGCGCAAGTAGCAGGTAGCGATTGGGATATAATAGAGCGTGAACTTCGTGGTGTTTTTGGTGGAAGGCTTTATATGCGCGTTCCTCGTAGTAACCCAAGAGAAAGAGTGCGTGTAAATGCAGTGAATACTCGCTGTTGTGATGCGGAAGGCAACGTAAGTTTGCGCGTGAATCCATATTTAGCACCAAACTTACACAAAGACTTAGAGGGCGTTCGTGTTTTGGAAGGTGGAAGCGGACAGATAGACAAAAAGAACGACCCAAAATTAACGCACTGTAGCGATGCGTTCGGATATTATATAGTTGCAGAATTTCCCGTTGACGCTGAAGACCGTGTTTCAGCATTTTCTATGGAGAGTGTAATCTAATGACAGAATTGATAGCGATTGTCTTAATCTTATTTGTCTGCCTTTTTGATGCCTTGCGCGATGCGTGGATGCGTAGCGAGGGATGGTGGAAGCGTCACTGCGTGAAATGGATCAGCTTTTATAGTCCGTTGGCCTTCATATCGGTGTTGCACGTTCGTTGGGAGTATTGGATACCGTTAACGATAGCGTCGTGGTTGGTTTGGAGAGCGTCGCTGTTTTACATTGGCGGTAAAAATTGGCCAAGCCATTGGACTCGTTATTTCCCTAAAGGTTGATACAAAAACTGATGCAAAACTGATGCAATTATGATACAAAATAGATGTTACGTGATTAAGATTGATTGATCTGATTAGGAGAGCATAATGATATACGCTAATTTGGTTTTGTCAGACTATGTCTGCCCTGCTTGCGGTGAATTTTTAGATTCATATGCCTGTAAATTGATCTGTCATAATTGTGGCCTACATTTTAGTTGTGATGAATGAGTAAGTGATGCAAAAACGATACAAAAACGATACAAAATTGATGCAACTGTGATGCAATTATGATACAAAACTGATACACCTTGATTCAATTAGATGTAACTGCGCGACATTAGATGTAACTGCCACACATTAGATACATCTGCGTTCGATGAGATACGAAAATTTGGTATCTCATTCACATTAGACGTAACTGCCACACATTAGATACGCAGATACAAATTAGATACAAATTAGATACAAAGACGATACAAAACTGATACAAAAACGATTGAAGAATGATACAAAAACGATTAAAGAATGATGTTACGTGATGTTAACTGATTCAAAGAGGGTGGAATGAGGATATTAATTTGCGGTATGCAAGGGACGGGGAAAACTTGGGTTATGCTTCAGCTCATTGAATTGATGAAAGCAAGTAAGAAGCGCAAGTATAAGACCGTCTATTATCATCAGGGTGAAAACATAGCTATCGTTGGCAAGTATGACGGGCAGACGTTTCAAGGGAGCGATAGATTAAGCATGGGAGTTATGGCCGATATTGGAGGAATGTTGGCACAGCACCGTGAGGGTAATGTAATTTTAGAGGGAGACAGGTTCACTAACGGGAAATTTATTAGCCGTTATAAGCCAACGATTATTTACATCACAAGCGATGGATCTGAAGGAAGAAAGTTGCGCGGAAGCGATCAATCAGAGCGGACAATCAAGTCAATGGCTACAAGGCTAACGAACTTAGACCTTAAAGAAAGAGCGATAGCTGTTGAGGATTCAGCTACCGCTCTTGAAAAAATATTGGAACTATTAAAATAATTGGAACAAGAAATTATCCTTCTTTGGACTACTTGCGCTCTCCTTTTGCTTTTGTTTTACAGGTAGCTATTTCCCTCTCATCCATAATACTATCAAGAGAGGCTAAACTGTTACGTATAGAGTGAGCAATTAAATGTACTGTGTCGCTATTCTCGTCATTAGTGTTAATTACGGTTATGTGATTAATTGCGTTGTGTGCGGTCAGCAACCACTCTTTTATTTGCTTAGTTGAATTAGACATTTTAGGCATTCTCCGTTGTTTTTCTTGTTAAGGCCTCTATGGCGTTTTCGATGGTGGTCCTTCTTGCGTCAGCAATCGCTCTCCAATAATCTCTCCCCTTCCGTTCGGCTTCTAAATCCGTTTTAAGAGAGCGGATATTATCCTTTAGCTCATCCGTTTTTTTAATATGGTCGAAATTCTTTAGCTGTTCTTCGGACATTGCTTGGAGAAGGATTTCGTATTTCTCATTGAGCTTGTCGAAATTTTCTTGTAGTGTTAGCGTTTCCATTTTGTGTTTCTCCTTTGGGGAGAGGCGTTTGCCCCTCCCCGTTATGTGGTGTAATTTAGCTATTATGATTTTTCCAAGTTTGTAATTTATTCTTGTGTGCTTTTTTCAAGTTTTTAAGTATGCGCTGATATCTGTCAATCTGTTCGTCAAGTTCTCTTATTTCTTTGGCTTCTTTTACGGAATCGTAAGGTTCTTCGCCAATGTCGAAATTATAAATTGCTTGACCGTCGTCTGTGGTGCCAACTTGGTTGCTTGGGTTTGCGTTTGATTTGTACATTTTGTTTCTCCTAATTAAGTGTGGTGTGTTTTAAAACTTATAACTAATATAAAACAAATCATTTCAGAACACAAGTGTTTTTTTAAAAAAAAGGAAAAAAAGTGAAAAAAAGTGAAAAATACTTCAAAAAAGGCAAAAAAAACAAGTTTAATGCTAAGAAAACACAGTTAGACGGGTTTGTTTTTGACTCACAAATGGAATCAAGGCGTTACATTGAACTTAAAATCTTAGAAAAAGTCGGTAAAATAAAAAATCTTGAGATGCAGAAACGATACGTTTTAGAAGTTCAAGGTCAAAAAATAGGCTCCTACCTTGCTGACTTTGTTTATGAGAAAGTTCCCGAAGGCGAAGTCGTTATTGAAGATGTTAAAGGATTCAGAACGGCATTATATCGTTGGAAAAAGAAGCACGTAGAAGCTCAATACGGAATCCCTGTAACAGAAACCAAAGCGTAAGAGCCGTTATCGAAAACGGTAACGGGTTCTATTATGACTTGACAGGTATAAGAATATATTATATATGTAACATAACGATACATACAGAGAGGGAAAATGTCTGAAACAGCGAACGTAAATACACCAAACGACGCATATGAGCGGATGGCGCGTAGATGGGAGTTGCCTGAGGCACTTATGGGTGGCACATTCGGTATGCGTGACAAGCGCGAAGATTACCTACCGCAATGGTCAAAAGAGAGTGATTCACGGTATAAAGACCGATTGGATCAGGCGGTGCTACTTGAGAAATATCGCGACACCATAGAAAATCATTCAGCGCGACCCTTTACTGAGCCTGTTCAGTTATTGCCTGACAATAATGACACCTTCAACGAAATCGCCAAAGATGTAGATCTGTCAGGCAGGGATATTACAGTGTTTGCGCGAGAGCGTTTGCGCGATCTGTTGATCTACGGTAAAACGCATATTCTCTGCGAATACCCGAATACGATTGACTTGCGAGAAACTCTTGGGAGAGAACTCACCCTTGCTGATGAGAAGGTTCTCAATTTACGTCCATACATGGTAGGAGTAAACCCTGCGTCTTTAATTTCTTGGAACGGTGAGCGCGTAGGAGGCGTGGAGAAACTTGACAGGGTAAATATCCGCTACAGGATGGAAGAGTCTGACCCAAATAATGAGTATCACATTAATGAGCAAGATTATGTAGTTGTTTGGCGAAATGAAACGATAGAAACGTGGAAACTGAACGGGACTTCTGAGACGACAGATGATGAGTGGCTGTTAATTGATGAGTCGGCAAACACATTAGGCAAAATCCCCCTTGTCACAATTTACGCCAACAGGAGCGGACTACTTGAATGTGCGCCACCTTACGAGGGGTTAGCGTTCCTCAATGGAAAACATTTTCGTAATCAGTCAGACCAAGATACAATCGAAAGTATTGCGCGAGTTCCGATGCTGTTTTTTCGGGGGTTCACAAAAGAGGACATTAGCAGTATAGAGGTTGGCCCTTATAAAATCTTTGGGAACAAAGACATACAGTCCGATGTCACGGTCGTTGAGACGAACGGGAACGCAGTGAAGGTTGGCGGTGACTCCTTACGTGCATTAGAAGAACAAATGGATCAGCTTGCCCTTTCACCATTAAAAAGAAAATCAGGCAACCCAACTGCTACAGAACTTGCAATCGCGTCGGGCAGAGAAGTTTCAGATATTGAGGCCTACGTTATGATGCTTGAAAAAGGCTTACAGCAAGCGTTTGCCCTTTGCTCGGAATGGACGGGAAGCAATATTGAGCCACCTGAAATAGTGATTAATGAGGATTTGGGCTACTCACTTGTTTCGGGTAGAGAGATGGAAGAATTAAGGGAAGATTATAAACTTGGCGTAGTTGATAAAAGGACATACTTGAACGAGCGTAAAAGAAGAGGATTGTATCACGAAAGCATAGACACCGAAGAAGTGCTTGCTGAACTTGAAACCGAATCACCGTTTACAGAAAGTCCTACCCAAGAGATAGATGACGAATGACCCAAGTAACGCAACGCGAACTTCCTAAAGCCGTAGAAAGAAGCGTTAATGAAGAGCTACAGGCACAGTTCGTTCGCCATCAAGTATATTTACAGCAATTAGGAACAAGTGAAGCGGTAAAGGTAGGCGCATTATTGGCAGACCTTGAGGCAGACGTTGCTCGTCAACTTACAAGAAGGTTTGATGCGATAACGGCAAGGGGATTTGATCGTGGCGTAGAAACCACAAGGCGATTGCAAGAGATGTTCGTTGGCTTCCGAAAACTAAATGACGACACTATGAAGCAAATACGTGACGGGACAAATTCTACACTTGAAGAATTAGCAGTTGATGAACAGGATTTCGTCCAAGATGCTTTACGCAAAACACTCCCTGTAAATTACACCACAAAATTAGTTAGCCCTCAATATCTAAAGTCCATTGCTACAAGACCGCTAATTGAAGGGACACCATTAAAACAGTGGTATAGAAAACTTGGCGACGACACGCAGAGACGATTGGAAGGAGCGATTAGGCTTTCGGCTTCAGAGGGTGAAACGGTAGGGCAAGCCGTACAAAGAATTAGAGGGACAAGCGCAGGGAACTTTAGGGACGGGGCAATAAGTGCTACAAGGAGGGAAGCTGAAGCCATAGTAAGGACAGCACTAAACGGGACGGCCAATGAAGCGCGAATGACAACATTAGAGGAAAATGATGACCTGATAAAAGGGTATCAGTGGGTAGCGAC